CAATACGAAGAATCTAAGAAATGACTGTCGTCCATTCCGTGAATGTAATGATACTCATATTAGTTATTTCGGTGTCTATTGTCATCGGCTATATAATGAAGTATGCATACTCGGAGATGAACGATGGGAGCAATGACACCCCCAAGTCGTAAAAGTTGTTATAACTTTCGCGTCACAGAAATTGTTAAAGTAGTTGATGGTGATACCATCGATGTTGTTATTGACTTAGGATTTGATATCTACAAACACGAGCGTGTTAGAATTGCGGGTATCGATACACCTGAGAAAAGGACAAGAGACTTAGAAGAAAAAGCATTGGGTATAGATGCTACTAACTGGATGAAAGGTACACTTGAGGACACAATCAATGGAGAGCATGAACTTACTATACGAACTGAACTCAAAGGCGGGATGGGTAAGTATGGG